TTCCTCCTGCCACCTCTCTAAATCCCTATGCCATGAAATATGAACAGGAATAGTTATCGTAAGAAATAATGCCGCTAAAATTAACATTGTGGTAGGGCTGTATTTCATAAGTATGTCCTTCTCCATTGATATATTTGCTGCCATAAAAAATGCCAATGTTATGCTCCATAAATAAAGAACTGCTATGCCTTTAAATATAATCTCTCCCATTTCTGAAAGCCATGAATCACAGAGCCGACTATGCCACTATTTACTCATTACAATAAAATAATCTGGTTCAGTATTAGGCATTGTATTGCTCTGGATACTATCTATGTTACGCTCCTCATCTGTCATAATTATTTTGTCTCCGTAACCTTCATTTATTCTTTTTTGTATTTCAACATTGAGTTCATTAAGTGTTATTTCTTCTCCTCTCGATATCACGAACAGGTCGGTTGAGTTCACTGGTATTATTTAGGCGGTTAGTCATTTAAAATAACCATTTAATTAACTTGATCATTGTTTTACCATCTACAGATTTACCATTCTCTACGCGGCTCAATGTTGCGCTTGAAATTCCAATTTCTTTTGCTAATTTTCTAAGCCCTGTCTCGTCAAACAATCTGAGTATCCTTATTATTCTCCCTACTTTCATATCGGAACCTTACCTTTTCACTTCTCCTTTAAACTTGGTATAGCTGATTCGCATTGTTCTTTGATGGATTTTATTGTCGTTTCAGTAAGTTCATTATAAAATTTAGTATTTTGAAAAACTGCCATTTTATTTTTCATGTGTCCATTTGATTGTTTATAAATCTCCCTAAGAGCCTTCTCAAGTTTTTCTACTTTTGCATACCATGTTCTATTCCCAATTACTAAGGCTTTCTCAGTTATAACTAATAACTTCTCAAGCTCAGAGATTTTTATTGATTGTCTATCTATATACTTAGATAAATGTTCACAATTGTCACAAATCATAATCTCTCCTTTTAAACAGTAGTTGGTGGATGTTCAAATCACCCACCAACTACCTAATGATGCCCCCTGCCCTGCAGGTGGATAATCAATAAACCTACTATAGGAAGTTACCAATTATCCTTCACAGAGAAAGCTAATAATCGGGGTATCTAAATGTATCTGTGGAACCACTCACCCTATAGCCGACTGCACCAAATTATTTAAAAATCCCTGACAGGGAATAAAAAATAAATACCCAAAAAAAATTATTCCACACAATTTTCATAAGGACAACCTCATCACTAATTAATAAAACCCCTGTCAGGGAATTACATATGCTCCACTAAACATTTACACTGACCACATATCCGTTCATTGACATGATCAAAGGAATAAAATGTACGATCACAACTTAAACACTTCTTATCCCCATGTTTAAGTTCTTTCAACCCACAATGTCTCCTTGCTGTATTCACTTCTTCTATTTCTTTCATTCTATTATAAAAAGTCTTCCTGTCTAAAATAATCTTAGTAGGAGTCTTTCTTGGGAATGTTGACATTTATTTATCTTTCAATTCTTCATACTTTGTTTCGTCTATTATATTATACTCATAGATAAACTTACAAATATCACAACGACACAGATACTTAATATAAAATTTACCATTCAAATCCATATAAATTTCATAATCTTCCCTAAGTGTATGCCCCAATATATCTCTTTCTTTAGACTTTTCTAATAAATTTAACCAGTCACCTGATGGTATTTTGCCGTACTGTGACTCAACACTTTGATAAAGTTTACTTTTTGTACTTTCTGCTATTTTTAAACACTCAGGACAAGTTCTCCAATTATCAGCACTCATCACTCACCTCTCTTCTTCAAGCCAAGTATAATCAATGTCTCATTATAACTGGCACTAAAGAAATACAACTCTAACAGAAATGAAACGATAACACTCCACCTTACATACATCCAAACATTTACTTTAAAATATTCCCAGTACATCATATTCCATGTTACGAAAGATGTTATCAACCATACACCGCTCATGATTAGCATAGTGACAACAAACAGCAACACCCAATCCTTTAAAAATATCCATGCTTTGTAACTCTGATACACCTTATTATGAATCAAACTCACTAATGACATTTACTTCCTCCTTTCTATTATTTTCCAATTAAAAATTCCCAACTTTTTTCTGAATTAAATTTATCCCAATTGCAAGTTATACTTGCTCCAGAAGAGTAAGCATGACTTGCCCTCATCTTAACACACTCAACTCCATCTACATCAATCATTTCTATTAGAGTATCTTTATTCTCATTAGCATAAGCACCTTCGTGGTTAGCCATATAATATAAAGACCCTATCGCAACCATAAATAATACTCCAATAATCCAGCAAATTTCTTTTTGATTCATATTTATATTATACTCAAATCAAAAACTTCTAATCCTGAATTGTCCAGTTTTCATAGCTCTACTACAGAAAAACCAAGCCATTAAACAATCTTTATATTTTGCTCCAGGATAACCAACCATCTCCTTCAATGCTGCACATATATCACAACCTGCCCTACAATAATCTAATCTTTTATCTTGTAAATGTTCGTTCCAAGGAATAACCCACTGTCTTGATTGTACTTCAGCAGCAAACACTGGCAGCCCAACCTTCTCATCCAATATGGCTTTCCCTGTAGTGTATGGTCTAAAGCTAATGATTGTCCTACCACACTCCATAAGATAAGGTTTTAAATATGCCCACAATGCTGGTGTAAAGTCTTTGTCTTTAGCAAAAAACTTTGAATATCTATAATCAAGCTTTTCTTCTAATCCTACCTCCTGTTTTTTAATTTGTTCTTCTGTCATATTACGAATAGGTTTTAATTCTAACTCATCTCTGAACACTTCTATCCACTCAAGCATTGATTGCTGATAGGCATTGTTTTCTATTATACCGACTTCTATACGATACATAGCACCAAGCCCAAGTGCTATTACAGCTGTTGACGGGGAACTGAATTTACCTCTCACCACTTCAACCAAATACTTCTTTCCTTTCTGATCCATTTTACCTACAACAAATACTGTGTAAGCAGACTCTTTCCTTTTACTGATAGCCAAATCAACACCCATGAAGCTTGACCACATATCTTCATTCATTACATCTTCCATATCAAGTGTACTATCCTTACACTCGTGTATAGTATAAAATATCTGCTCATCACTTGATACAAATTTATTCCTGTACGCTCTATCAAAATACCTTGCTCCCTCTCCTTCAGCATCTGATTGATATTTCCCAAGCAATACTTCTTTTGGCTTTTCTTTCCATAACGGTATTATACCTTCTGTCTGTCCTAAAAATTCTGGTTTATTTTCAAACCCAATATCCTCTCTACCAAATATATGATCACCATTTAGTATATCCCATTCTATCCCTTCAAAGTCTTCAGATATACCCATCTTTAAAAAAGTAAAATTACTTCCTGGCTGCATCCAATAATGCATCAAATCATCTTCATGCCAAGCAGTGCCAACATATAACACTATGCCTTCATACTTTCCTATTACTGAGTCATCTATCCTTGTCATCCAAGTAGTATTTGCTAAATCTCTTATCTTTGCTCTTTGAACATCAGTAGCTGAATTTTGAAAATCAACAACATCATCCATCACTAATATATCACATCTACCACCTATACCTTGAGCAGTAATACTTTGTGATTCAAGTGTAGCATCTACCATTCCTATAACATCTCTATTAACCACAAGTCTGTGAGTTGTCCATGAATCCATCAGATTAGGAGTAACATTAGGAAAAACTCTTTTATAATCTTTTGAATATTGAATTATTCTTTTTACCGCACTTGTTTTCTCTGTAGCCTTACCATCTATACAAGATACCAGCTTTATCCTTACATTAGGATTTAAACCTATCCATTGTAATATTCTGCCGATAGATATCTGGCTTGTTTTGCCATGCTCCATTGGTGCTGCAACACCTATCTTCTTTTGACCATTAGCAAGACAAGTATCTATAAACCAATTCCAAAACCTATGTATCTCACCTTGCTCAATAGGTCTGTTATATCTATCTCTGAGCACAAGTTCATTAAAAGCATTTATCCCATTATAAGACCTTGCTATCTCAACCTTGCGTGAGTATTGCTTTATCTTATTCAAAGACAAATACTTCAATTGTAATTTTTCTTCTATTGTCTGCTGGGCTACTGATTGGTCAATCATATAAAATACGGGGAGGATGTAGGTGGTGTTCTACTATACCTTCTGAGGAAATCTTCCTCTTACACTTATCACAAATTCTGATAGCTATTGTATCTTTGGATACAAATTTTTTATCACACTTCAAACAAACAACTCTGCCTTTCTTGATAGCACGCAAACCACTTTCTCTTCTAAGCTGTTTTACTTCCTTAACTTCTAATGTTCTGATTCTACCCATTTAAAATTCATTCCTTTCCCACTTATCTTGCATATAAGGATAACTTGTATCATGCTCAACAAATACTTCATAATTATCCCGTTGCTCCACCACATTCTTAACTTCACACTTCAGATGATCATGAGTTCTATTCATTTCTTTTAGTGCTTTTTGAATTTTATCTTTATCTACAAAATAGATATGTATTCCCATTTAATAACGCTCTAATGTATCACATAACTTTTTAAAATCTTCATGAGCAACCAAAGTTTTATCACCTAAGTAAATAAGGACTTGGTCTTTCATCTCATTATAGTAACCTACAGGAAATTTTCTCTCTATACCTATTATCTTATTTACAGGTATGTGAATACATCTAACACCATCTGTATCTCCCTCAAAATATCCTTCCACCAACAATAATTTCATTAATCCTTTTCTTTTAATGGTAATAACTCAGTCAATGTTTCACCATCATAGTCTCTTGGGGCAATAAGCTTAATTTCCGCAGAAACCTCATTCAACAGCTTTGTCTTGATGGCTTCATACAACTGCTTATTTGAATTGTATTTCAATATCTCTTCTGCTTCTTTCAAAGTCATGAACTGCTTCTCCCATATTTACCACTACAACACGTTTACCTATCTCCTGTAATTCTTCTTCTGTAGCATCTTCCATTAATTTATTTAAATCTTTACTTGCGAAAAATTTCCCATCATAAAGAAATATCTTATCTACACCTTCTAACAACTCAGATACAATAACAGAAGTACCAAATAAACTTCCAATAGTTCCTTCAGTCATCACTTTTTACCTTCCTCATTTTTCTATTCTTCTGACGTTGTAACAAATCAATTTCTTTTTGTATAGTAGATTCTTCTGCTTTTAAATCATCAAGTGTAAAATCATTTTCCAAGTCCATGTTACCGCCAGCAGTTATCATCTTTGCTCCCACATCACTACCATCAGGAATCTCTACATACTTTTCTCTCATCAAAAATAAACTTTCTAACAATTCTTTGAATGAAGTAATTCTTTTTGTCACTGACACTTTCTTAATATCATCAGGATCAATACTTTCTAAAAAGTTTAACAACAAACCCTCAACACGCACCCTAACCTTCAACCCATTCTCTCTACTCTTCATTGCAAACTTTGTCAGCAAACGCATTTGGTTCTCTTCAAACTTATCTGGATCAGGCACCACTATAGTTCTGACAGGATCAAGTTCAAGCAATTTGTCTATACTCACTGCCAGCTTATTGTGACCGTTACCATTTTTCTTACCATTTACTTTTTTCTTTTTTCTCTTCTTCCTTTTAACAGTGCTCATATTAGATATTATATAATTGTTTATCTTAATTTAAAAGTAATTTACCAATTCATCACACGTTTATGTCTATCTTATCTCCCTTTACCTTAATTATTTCTTTATCATTTGCCTTTGGTATATCAGGTAGAGTTACCTTATTGTTATTTGGAAATATTAAAGCCTTAAGAAATACCATTAATGAATTTTTTATTCTCACAACTGTTTCCTCTTTATTCTTGCTACAATATCATCAATAACAGCTTCCTGTTTTAAACCTTCTTTAAACTCATTTATTTTAAAATCTAACTGGCTTACATTAGATTCATATCGAGATGTTATTATTTCCTTTTCCTGTTCATGATGATGTTCCATTAATCTATTTAAATCCTTTACAATTTTTTCTATAGTATCATTAAGCATCTTCTTTGTCTTGTAATCTTTATAATTCCCATACAAATGTTTTCTCATTTGATCTAATTCAATCTGTACACTGGTGGTGAAGAACCCACAAAGTAAATTGTAATAATCTTCTTTCTTTTCATAACTACCTTTAATAAACCAAAGTATAATCTTACCTATGAGTTTTCTCAAATTACTCTCTCCTATACTCATCTGAATTTACAAAATCTTCACATGGAGTCATTTCTATTTCTTCTATCTGATCGTTCAATTTTTCTATTTCCTGTTTACATTTCTTTATGTAATTGTGTTCTTTCATTACAGCTTCAACAAGTTCCTCAATTTTTTTACCTTTAAATCTTTCAAGTTTTTCTTTTACATATTCTTCTGCTTCTTTTCTTGCATTACTCATAAGAGTTCACCTCCTTTCTTTTAAGATGTGGCTGACCATATTTGTGAACAGATTAAACACAGATAAATAAAAGCATCATTCGTTCTTCTACCTTTAACATAATCTACAATAAAAACTATAACCCCTAAAGACAACCATGCTATTGATAAATAATGATGTGAATTCATATCACCTCTATTTTCTTTTTCTTTTTAACTGCTTCATCTCTTATCTTTCTCATTTTCTTTATCTTATAATTAAACAACTCCAAGGACATCCCATGTCTTTCTATGATCTCTTTGGCGTTGTACTTAGTGTGTTTCTTACACCTTTCTCTTTTGACATCTTCAATTAAATCCCTATCCTTTAAAACATTTACTACAAAATTGATTGACGGGAAGGAAAGATGTCCATGATACTTATATTTAAAATTAGCATATTCATACAATAGGAGTGTATTGGCAGAGCCAATAAGTTCACATATATCCATCAGCTGATGGACTGAACGATTTAGCTTTTCATTATATACCATTTAATTATTAGTTGATCTTGTTACTCTTACTCCCAACTCAGTCATTATTCTATCAAACATGGCAGGAGTATAAATTACAACCTCTAATTTATTCTTTGCTGCTATCCGAGCTATCACCTCTACCACTTCATTGGGTGGTAAGTCAAACTTATCCACCATCATCATCAATATTTCTTTTTGTGTAAATTCTGTTCCTAATTTCTTGCTTACTAAATCTTGCAAATGTCCTTGAATTTTTTTTCTCAACTCTTTTCTGAAATCCATGTCATCCCCAAATAATTAATAATCCTAAAACAGCCCATCCTATCCCTGTTGTTCCATTTGTAATGTGCATTGTATAAGCACCAGCAGTACATATCGCTATACTTGCTATTGCTTTAGCCCAATTTATATCCACTATTCAAACCATTTATAATATTTAAATCTGTCTTCTACCTTAATCACTATTGGATCAAGCCCTGCTTTCAATGCTTGCCAATTCATTAACATTCTACCTATTCTACCATTACCATCTACAAATGGGTGTATCTTTTCAAATTCAATATGACCAACTTTGATAAATTCATAATGGTCGTGTCCTTTATCTGGAAATTCTTCTATCCACTCTTTAATTTGTCTCCCTAATGCTTCCTTCCCAACATTAGGGCAAGTTCTATTACCAATACGAACAGCACAATTTCTAAATTGTCCAATATGTTCAGAACGTAAATCTCTTGATTTCATTAATTCTTCATGACAATCACAAATAATTTCAGCAGAAAGTTTTTTAAAAATGTTCAAATAATTAAAAGCATAAATACTATCTATCAAAGCCTTAGTTGACCACTCATTCTCAATCCAATTGGAATGGGTTAATGCTTCAATTAACAATCTTGATTTTTTATTATCCAGTTTCAATTGATATCTTACTCCCATCAATATCCTTCTCTATATTTATTATATTATAAAACCCACCGAAACTATTTAACTTTCTATGATCTATTAAAAATAATTTTTTCTCTGATAATATAGCTCTTTCCATTAACAATTCCAAAAGTTGATCCACACCATTGGAACTAAGCCACTGCGTTGGCTCATCCCAGATTTCTATATTCCAATCTGAGCCTGTCCTACTCCTTATTAAATCTATCAATCCCATTGTACCAGCTATTCTTAACCGCTGGGATACTCCTCCTCCCCAACATTTAAACGGTACTGACTTATTATTATAAGGGGAAACAACCTTTACTTCAAAACCTCTTTTGATTGACTTACCTCCTCTTGTTTCCTTTTCAATATCTAACTTCACTTCCCATTCAGATAAACCTAACTTCTGAAGGTTATTATTTATACAAATCTCAAACTCCTGCAAAGCCTGACTAACCACAAACAACCGTACATCTTTAAATCCTTTTACCCAAAACTCATACAACTTAGACTTTCTTTCCAATTCACTAAATTCTTTTTCCAATGACTTCAAATCATCTTTGACTTTACTCAATCGTTTGTCATTCTCTTCTTTCAACTTAACAAAAGGATTATCTTCACTATTTATTGTATCTTTACTCTTTACAAAATCTCTTATTCTTGCATTCTTAGTTGATACTTTTACAACAGCATCTCCCAGCTCAAATACCACTGATTTGATATCGTCTTCTAAATCATTTAAAACCTTATCACGCTTATCTAATTTTAAGTTTAAATCATTCATTTTTTTAAAAGCATTTTTTTTATTTATTTGATCAGCCTTCATTTTTGTTTCTATAACATTAGCTTCCTTATCTAATTTTCTAAGTTCATCTCTCAAATGTGTAGGAGATACATCTTGAAAGCAATATGGACAGGTATCTTTAACATCTTCAAATTTATCTATACTTTTTTGAAGCAAAGATAAATCTTTTTCACCATCTCTAATTTTTCTACTAAAGTTTTCTACACACTCTTTTATTTTATCAAATTCGTCACTAATTTTATTATAACCAATTGTTTCTAATTTTAATTCTTCCTTCAATTCTTTCTCCTCTATCTTTAGCTCAGATACACTTTTATTAAGAATAGTGATTTCCTTTTTTAATAAAATTACACCAGTATCTATTTCTTTAATTTTGACCTTTTGGTTTTTGTCCCAATCTTTTATATCGTCTTTAAAATCTTTTTCAGACAAAACTGATATCTTCCCTTCCAAAGTATGTCTATTATTGGTACAAACATCAATATCATTTTTTATTAACTTTACTTCTTCTTTAGCTTTTTCACTTCTATTAATCCAATCATCTAAATTTAATATGTCACTAAATATCTTTAACTTCTCAGAAGGTTCAAGATCAAAAAATTTAGAAGTAAACTGACTTATAAAAACAGAATACAGAAAACCAGAAAACCCTAACCCGATAATGTCTTCAAGCTCTTGTTGAGTAATTCCCTTTTTTACATCTGCCATTGCCATCTCATCATTGCTATCAGCAACAGATACTTCTAAAAAATTAGGATTCCATCTTCTTAACAAAGTATAATATTTGCCATTGTTTTCAAAATCTAAAGCAACATAACACTTCTTATCACTATCCCAATTGCCGATATCTCCTGCTCTTAACTTAGTGGAAGTCATACCGTAAAAAGCAAAACACAAAGCCTCAAATAAAGAACTCTTACCAACATCATTGCCCTCAAGATTTTCTTCTACTTTATTTTTTCCTGTCACATAGCTCAACGTTTTAGAAGTTATATCTATAAATTTAAATGTTTGTCTTTCTTTAAAAGTTCTAAAACCCTGTATTGTTATTGATCGAATATTCAAAGCAATTCCTCCCCCACCTTTAACAGCTCATCGCCTATCTTTTCTTTATCAGAAAATTCTTTTAAGATTTGAGAAGGGTTTGTTAATTTCTTTTTAGGATTTTTCATCTTTATTCCCTTGTCCTTTAAAGGCTTCAGCTCAACAGAAAACAACTCAATATTATTTACCTTACAAAATATGTTTACTTGTTTTCTTATAGCTGGATATTCATGAAACTCTGACCTTGATAAATTAATTTCAACTTTAGCATGATCTCCTTTTCTCCAATCACAGTTATTCAAATCACCAATCTTTTTTATCTTACAGCTCTTCTTTGCTATTGAGCGATGCAAAATGCTTATAGTTTGAATAGGATTTTCTTCTATTGAAGGAATATGAAGTATCCTACTCATATAATCATCACCAAATTTTACTGGGTAAGGAGCACCAACATAAATAAAATTATCACCAATTGACTGTGGTATATGATTATCACCTGATATAAATAACGTGTTTTTATATTTCTTAAATTGGTTTGGATCATAACCTTCTTCAATACAATAACTGTCATGCACCTTTGACCCTTTGACCATCTGATGCATGTAAACTATTTTATAATCATTAAAATTTATATCTTTCCAATCCTTTGAAGGATTTCTTGTATGAGGTAAAAACAATTCCCTCCCAATAGCAAAAGATTCATTAACATAATAAAGTCTATCAATCTCACCCATAAATTTAAAAAAAGGTGTAGCATCATCTTTATCATAATCATGATTCCCTTTAATAATTCGTATTTCTACAAACACTTCAGACAATTCTATAAAAGAATCAATAACTCTATTCACTAACTTATCTGAATGATTATTTTTTCTATCGCATATATCTCCAACAATATAAAGTGTATCACTTTTTGTAGCCAATGCTTGTTTCTTCAGCCAAGGAAATAATTCCCACCTGTATTCATTCCTTACACTATCATCAAAATGTGGGTCTGCACAAACAAGTTTACTCAAAATTTCTCCAATCACTTTTTGCAAATGCTACAACATATTGATTCAAAAAATCTTTAAAATATATAACATATACACCAAGCCCATCAATATATATTTGACCAGTTCCAAAATCATCTTCTACAAACACCAATGGATCCTTCCCATTTTCTTTTACAATCAATATTGGTTCTTTATTACAATTATCAGCATCCTTTTCTACTTGTTTCCAAAATTCTAACACAGAATCTTTCTTTGGTTTACCATAAAATAAACTTTCAAGATGCACTATCCTATATCTTTTACACTCAATAACATATCTTTCTAAAAATTTACTACCTATCGAATCAATACCACTAATATCGCCAACCTGTGCTATATTCTCTTCACCTTTTTTAAACTTAATAGTTGCCCTACCACCTGACATAGCTGACCGCCAAAATATATCATCTCTCTTATTATTAGATATAGCAAGACTCAATTGCTTACACACCCATCTTTCAAACTCTGCACCTTTTGCTTTCCCTCCACCTTTTCTCATACTTTTCTTTCAAGGACAGCTAACACTTCTTTTAAAATATTTATTTCAGATGTACTCTTACTTCCTCTCCTGGCTGCATCTATAACAACCTCTGCTGCTTCTCTTAACACCCAATTTCTATCTAACTTATTTACCATATTTCCTCCTTACAATTTAAAAATGACCTTTTCTATATTATACTCATAATACTTTTTATGAATCCACTCAAAGAACCTATTTGGCTTAATATAAAATATTAAACAAAACAAAATCCAATAAGGAACTTTCCCACACAATGCTCCTAACAAATAAATATTGTATCGAACATCTTTATCTTTATTAGTAAAACATTTCAATGTCGATCTTGTTGAACAGTTACTCATATCACCTGAATAACTTTTATCAATGTAACCTTTATCTATGCAATAATCATATAAATCTGTACCTTTAATTGGATCAGTCATTGAATAACTCGTATATGAAACTTTGCTAATTTTAGAAATAGTCATAGTGTGCAAATCATCACCAACTGTAGATTCAGGTGCTGCTAACATATAGTTCACCCATGTCTCTATGCCATACTTATGAATCAACTCTAACTTATCTCCTATCTGCCAGATATTTGATTTTGATTTTCTATTTAAAATCCTTTCTCTTATATCTGGATTTACACTATCAATAGACAAATGAACTGAATGACAACCTGCCATCTTTAACATTGTCAACAAACTATCATCAACACTATCAATCCGTAAATAACAATTAAATGGAATATTAATTTTATCCATATATTCTACTGAAAATTCATACAACCAATCGTCAGCCTTCAAAGCAAATAAATCATCACCAAACTTTATAAAATCACACCTGTATTTACTTTTTACATATTGAATTTCTTCTATAATCCTATCAACAGAAAACCTTCTTACTATCTTTTGCCCTCTATACATTTTATTATAATGATTGTTGGCACAGTAACTACAGCTATACGGACAGCCTCTTGATGTATAAAATGTTTTCTTTGGAGTATCTTTCAAATATGAATTTGCTAATGTTAAATCTCTATCAGGGAAAGGTAGCGAATCCAAATCTTGAATTAAATTAAGTCTTTTTACATTTGTATGATTATAACCACCCTTACAAATTATATTAGGAGAAATTACTACATTATTTTTAGTAACTCCTAACCCAGCTTCAGCACCTTTTAAAAATATTTCAAAAGCACTTTCACCCTCCCCAATACAATAATAATCCATTCCACTATCTTTAAATGTTTCAGGTGCAAATGTAGCATGAGCACCACCAAGAATTGAAATAAAATCCCAATTCTTCTTTGCCATAGCATTCCAATAACAAATCTCTTCAAAGTGTTGGATAGTAGTTGTGTAAGCTATTATATCGGGAGAAATAAGCTGTAATGATAAAATACAAAATGACTCTTCAAATCTACACTCATTCACTCTGGCATTAAAAAATTCAGTTTCGTGCCCTAAATTTTTTACCACCGCTGAAAGATAAGCAACAGAAATTTGATCTGCATAATCTAATTGAGGAACTACAAAAAGTATTTTCATTTAAAACATTCCAATGCTTTTTTATAACCTTCTGGTGTACCTATATCTATAAAAATATTTTCTTCATCAGCTACCTCAAAATCATAACAAGGAGTACCTATAAGAGGAGGGAAAACTTCTTTTTCTAAAGAGCAACATTTACCCCAATCACTTAATTCAGAATATAAAGATACATTATTAACAAAATAAATTCCTGAATTTATCGTGTCTAATCCATTAGATAATATACCTAACCCAACAGCTACACCTCTTTCTAATTTATAAATACTTTGTCTAACAAATATTTTAAAATCTACTGAACAAAATGTATCACCGTTCATTATAAAAAAATATTCACTCTTAATAAATCTCATAGCCTTCCACACCGCTCCACCTGTGCCTAACGGTATCTGCTCGTGGGATATAATTTTCTCACAATGTTCAGGTAACATATTATGAACATATTGAGCCAACTCTACTCCTTTATGTCCAGTACAAAATATAAATCTTCTAAATCCCTGATCCATCAAATTTAAAACTAATCTTTTTAAAAAAGGTGTTCCATTTATATCAATCAAACATTTTGGTATTTTATCGTTTGTAACATTTCTTATGCGAGTGCCTAACCCACCACACAATATCACTACATCTATTTTTGAAAGATCAATCATAATTATTATCTATAGTTGAATAATGAATAATTTGGCTTCCTAATGATTCAAAATCAAATGGAACATAAACTGCTCCTTGTTTCACTAAAGCTTTCTCAACGATTTTATGTTTCTTTGGTTCAGCAAATATTAACAAAAAACCCCCACCACCTGCTCCCAACAACTTACCACCAATAGCACCTTTCCTTAATGCAATATTATACATATTGTCAATCTCATCTGTACTAATTTTACTGGAAAGATTCTTTTTCAACTCCCAACTTTCATGTAACAATTTGCCAAAACTAATTATATCAGTATTTAAATAACCTATTGCTTCATCAACCATATCGTGTATACTTTTTAAAGTAGCATTTTTTACTTTAAAATTCTGTACTTGACTTTTTGCTATCTCAGAAGCCTGTCTTGAAAACCCAGTAAAGAAAAGCATAAGATGTCCTTCTAATAATTTTAATCTTTCTTCTTTAAGAGTCAATGGTTTCACATAAAAACCCTGTTTATTAAATTCTATTTTATTAAACCCACCAAAAACACAAGCCACTTGATCTTGAGAACCAACACACTCTTCTATTATGTGTTGTTCAACATGTAATGCCGCATCAGCTAACTTCCTTTTTGTAACTATATTCCCTTGTAATCCATATAAAGCATGAAGTAATCCAACTGTAAAAGCTGAACTTGAACCTATACCTGATTTTGCTGGTATATCGCCAGTGTGTACCACTTCTAATCCTCCCTTTACACCAGCATATACAAAACAAGCCCTAACTGAAGGGTGCTTTATTTCTGACACCCACTTTACTTCTTCTCTTTCTGAATATCTAATAACATGATCAAACCTAAAAAATGGAGGAAGATTTCTTAAAAGAATGTAACAATATTTATTGATTGTAGTAGAAAGCACCTGACCACCATGCTTATCATACCACTGAGGATAATCAGTCCCACCACCGAAAAATGATATTCTAAAAGGGGTTCTTGTTATTATCATAATAAATAAAAAAAGTAGTGGGTGCAAAAAACAAAAACTCTACCACTGCCCCCAACAATAGAATCTCAACTGCCTTCTTCAATATATCCGACAGACACCCACTACTCAAAAGATTTTTCTAAAAGTTTCTTTTTATAATATTCTGGAAATCCTCTTATAGCGAATATTTTTGGGAAAGCACTAATCATTCTTGTTCTCCTTCTGTTGTTTTAATTCCATAGACTCTTTATCAAGTTGGTTCACTTCATAATTATCCATAAATGCCATATAATGAAATTGCATAGCACTTCCTAACATTCTAAAAAACTTTGATGGTTCACAAAACACACGATAACATTCTTTAGTTGATTTATTCTCAAAATCAATTTGAATTAAACCACCTTGTATTACTTCTATTTCTTTAATTTCTATATCATTTCCCATCTTTATTCTCCTTATACCATTTAATAGTTTTTCTCATTCCAGATTCAATATCGCTCCAGATTCGTTCACCTAAAAACTTATCTATTTTCCCAGTGTCCAATAATCTTTTTTTAACAGTTGATGGTTTACCTTTTAAGTGCTTAATATTCTTTACACCTAAAAGTTCTAATGCCCTATTAATACTAAATCCTTTCCCATACCCAACATTAAAGATATCAAATTTATCTACCTTCTCAGTTAATGCTAAAACATCATTCACAAAGTCATCTACATAAATAAAATCTCTTACATCTTCCCCATCTCCCCACACTTCAAATGGGTCTTGCTTATCACAATATTTTTTTATTAATGCAGCCATTACATGAGAAGTGTCTGGGTTAAAGTCATCGTAAGGACCATAAACATTACTTGGTCTAATAACCAAACATTGCATAGGATTTTTTACTTTTGTAGAATAAAACTCACACAACTTTTCTGCATACCGTTTCATATGAGCAACCCCAAAATAAATATCAGGAGGATCATTTTCTGATAAACTCTCAGTATAACCACAATGAAGCTGCTTTTCCATAAATGACATATTGTTTTTAAAACCTTGTGGATAAATAGCACCACTACTTATAAACACAAACTTCTTCACACCTGCTTTATGAGCCGCATCCAAAAGATAAGTATTCATCACTGTATTATCAGTTACCAACGCCGCTGGATTCTCATTCATAAACTTTGCTCCATGCGTAACAGCCGCACAATGAATAACTATATCCATATCTTTTACAACCTTATCGCAATAATTCGGCATTATTAAATCAGCATTAAACGCATAGTCCAAACTTCCTATTTTAATTTCGGATTTATGCATCGTTGAATATATGTAACAAGATAATTTTTTCAACTCTAACATAAAGTTACTTCCAAGAAACCCACTTGCACCTGTTACCAATACTTTCTTACCTTTAAAATAATTATCCACTCCTACTCCCACTCCCACTCCTACTCCCACTCCTACTCCCACTCCTACTCCCACTCCAACTCCCACTCCTACTCCCACTCCTACTCCAACTCCAACTCCCACTCCTACTCCCACTCCTACTCCTACTCCAACTCCCACTCCTACTCCCACTCCTACTCCTACTCCAACTCCCACTCCTACTCCTACTCCTACTCCTACTCCCAATTAGTAAGATAGCTGAATTTATCATTATTGTACCTTTCTGGGTAATTTTCCATTAATAATCACAGCGTCTACAACGGTATCCCTACCAATTATAATTTCTTGCGCATCTTGGTAGGGTTCAACCTCATCAAATTCACTATCTTTAACAGCAATATTATATCTACCGGTATCGGCTATCCATGCAGCATCAGATAACAACAACTCTTTATTTGAGATATCAATTAACTTCCCTGTATAACTAAATAAAACTGTGCGGATTAAATAATTCCTACCAATTTTGTAAAAATGTTTTTCATTATTTTTCCCAACTAAAGAGCTTATTTCAGTCATTTGATTTAAAGTTAAATCACCTATATCTATATCCATAAACAAAACCTCCATTAAAAAAGTTAATAAAATTAAAATAATTATTCATTTCTGCTCACCCCAAATATTTTTTGTAACCCAATCGCACCATTTTATTGCTATATCTTTATCAAGACCTGTAGCTTCATCAATCAATTTTTCTATTGGTGAACGATTAACTAAAATAGTAATATCGATCCCAGTGTCATCTTTAAATGATTTTGTTATACCTTCTACACCAACACTTGCTGATACACAGCTAAACCAAGCCCCCATTAAAATAGGATTATTAATTCCATTTGGAGTTGTCTTCATTCCTTTAACTGGTTTTTTCATCTCGCTCCTTCATTAATTTATTACACGATTCTTCTATAGTTTCAACTTCCATATCCCGCTTTGATAAAATGACATCCTCTCTTCTAACTGGCCACTTTATATTAAACAAAGGTTCATCAAAATGATATGTAAATTGATTTTCTTGTCCTTGGTAATAAGACGATTGTTTGTAATGAAATATTGCTGAATCACTCATAACCAAATGAGCATTACCATACAATGGAGGTATTAATATTTGCTCTCTTCTTTTATCAGACATTATAAAACCTTCCCAGAATGCAAACTTATTTGATTGTACATCACAATCTACTACTACTAAATAAAATTCACCATGCAAGCAAGAAACTAATTTCCAAGTATCTTTATCTCCATGTATACCTCTTATCACATTTTTTCTTGATACTGATATATCATCTTGAACAAATTTAACATAATTAGCAGTATTTTCCCATCCATTCAAATTATATATCTCTACATACTCGCCTCTATAATCTACAAAAGGATCAAGTATTATTTTTTTTACACCTTCAAGTTTTGTTTTTAATACTTTCATTTAGGCAAGCTCATCTTCGAAGGAGCCTTTCTTGGGCCTTCCATCGGTTTCTTTTTAGAATGCCCTACTAATTGAGATTCGTCAATCCATTCTGTCCCTATAGTACTTCCGTCTTCTTTTAGTTTCTTAGGTTGGATTGCAATCCTCACGCAACCATTTAAATATTCACATCTTGCAATAACAGTTCCTTTAAAATTAGCAATACTATCTTTTACTACTTCCCCCAACTTAACCATATAAATCCTCCTATTTAAAATAATTCTTTCTTAGTAAATGTTCTTGTGGGTTTTCTATATACCATTTCCAAGTTCTTTCTAATCCTTTTCTTAATATAATTTCTGGATTAAAGCTTAATTCCTGTTGAGCCAATGTAGTATCTAAAATTCTTTTTGAAGGCTTTGATTTCTCCTCACTATAATTATACTCAAAAGGGGTAATATCTTTTAAGTTTTCTACAACTTCTTTTATAGAAAATCCTTTACCTGCGCCGAGATTATAAAATGTAGAGGTCTTCCCACCATCATACATTAATGCTAAAATAATTCCTTTCGCTATATCCTCACTATAACAAAAATCCCTTATAGCAGAACCATCACCAAGAACAATAACTGGTGCAGTTTCCCGCACTTCTTTCAAGCCAACTCTATTATTTATCTTTGATATCAACGAAGGAATTACCATAGCATTATCAGCATCAAAATTATCACCTTCTCCATACACATTACCAAGCCTAACAAACTTATAATTTAAACCATATTGAATTTTATAAGCATCTATCTGATATTCCCCCATCCTTTTTGCATAACCAGGATATTCATCCATAGGAGGCAATGGGCCATTATCAGATTCTTTAAAAACTTCTAATGGTTTGTATATATCAAACCCTTCAAGCTGATCTATTATTTTAAAAGCTGGATAAGCACCAATACTACTTGTATAAATTAATTTCTTCACACCTGCCATTCTGCTTGCCTCTAACACATTAGTATTCATTTGGAGTAAAGGAACGAAGAAAGAAGCTGGTTTTTCTTTAGTCATCTTTGGACTTCCTTTTATACCAGCAGTATGAAATACATAATGAATATTATTTTCTTTTAACACATCATAAAAACCCTTAAAGTCTGACAAGTCGCCATACAGATAGACCATTTTTTTTGAATCACCCTTAGTTATCCTATCCATTGACACTGATACCACATGAGCAGAAGTATTCTCAGTTAAAAGGTCACAAATTTTTCTCCCAATCATTCCTGTCCCACCTGTCACTAAAACATTTTTCCTATCAAATTGCTTCCAAATATCTTTTTTTATCATCTTTCTCCTTAAAAAATCCAAATCAATAAAGCTATAAGACCAACAAATGGCACACTAATAAGAGATAACAAAGATAAACAAAACAACACTATAATCAATAAAACAAAACAGACTGTTGCAAACTCAAAAACTGTTTCAATAAAGTCATTCATATAGCTGCACTCTCCCCTCCATCTACAATAATATTTGTTCCATTAATGTACGAAGCCTCATCAGAACAAAGAAACTTTACCACATTTGCTACATCTTCTGGCTTTCCAATTTTACCCATTGGTGTATCTTTAACTAATTTTTTAAACTTAGCTGTATTCTTATGGTACTTATAATAATTCCCACACATAATTCTTCCTGGAGATACCGTATTAAATGTAATGTTTTTCCTTGCATATGTTTTCTTCTTTGACATACTTTTCATATAAGCATTCTGAGCAGATTTTGCTGCAGAAAAATAAGAATTGTCATGAGCTTCTTTGCCATAGATAGATGAAATAGTTATCACCCTCCCCCACTTTTTCTTTTCCATGTTATCTAAAACCATAGAAGTATATCTAACCTGAGAAAAATAATTTATTTCCATAACATTTTCTTCCATACCCCATGAACCGCCACCACCTACATTATTCACAAGTATATCGGCATTCCCATCTCCATACTCCATATCATTATCAAATATATCACACACAGAAATTTTATGAGGACTCCCTACTCCCAATTTATCTAAAGCACGTTGCAAACTTCTTACATTATCTACATTGCTACTAAAAGAAATAATGTGGTGTCCTTCTTTGGCAAGAGCGATACATATAGCTTTACCAATCCCTTTAGTTCCTCCTGTCACTAATGCTGTTTTACCTTGCAACTTTTGCTTCATCTCTTATCTGTAATGCCTCCCCAGTATTATCTAAAAAGAATTTATTATTTTCTTTGTAATTATTCAAGTTTGCATTTATGTGATGATGAAGTTTGACCAACCTGTTATAACCTAAACTATCACACATATCCCTAACTTGATTTCTAAATTCTTCTGTATTTCCTCCCTTTACACAAAGTCCTTCTAATATTGCGTAAGTATAGGACAACTTATCATAACAAAAAGCTATTGCAGCTTGTTTAATAAATTTCATATTATTTAAAAGTGAACTCCCATCGTCCCAGTCAAACACTGAATCTACTGTTCTCACCCACAATGCTTCAGCTACTGTCAAGAACCCACCACCTGCTGCTGGTGCGGGGTGCCATCTTTGCATTCCATACATTTCAGCAAGCCTTATATTTTTGGTTTCATAATACTGGGATTGATCAGAAAATAATGCTTGTCCTTTATAAATTTCATAAAATTCTACTTCTGTAAATAAAGCACCGACATCTTTAATATAATCTCCCATTCCTTTTATAACTTCCAATTCCATACCCTGCACATCAGCCACTATCAAATCAGGTGTTACTCCCTCTTTATCTATAAACTCTTTCAATGTTATGGCATCCAATTCAACTTCTTTGTCAAGTTCAGTATTCTCACCCCATGTAGTAATTTTCTGATCAGTAGTGAAAGGCACTATATGATCATTGATCGTCTTTTCACTTGGTGGCAATAATGAACTACTTGGTGTTTGTTTATTTAAATAAAATTTCTGCAAACCACTTTTACCTGATACAGCCCTATTAATTATTACAACTCTAACTCCTAAATTCAAATACTGTTGATATGCTTTCTTATCATGATCTCCAAATTCCCTTGCTTCAAAAGCATAGATAACTGTCCTATAAGGAAACTTAGTAACCACAGCATCAATAGCAGCACTACCACCAGCTCCCGCACCTATTACAAATATCACTATGTCTTTGTCTTCTACTTCAAAATCACTTATTGATTTCATAAAAATGTTCCTCCAAAATTTCAATTAAAAGTTTTTCTATTTTTTCTTTATCAGGTTTGTCTGGTAAATTACTAAATCTATTCGCATTGTTTATTTGTAAAAATAATTCATCTGCCCATTCTTGAATAGCTTTTAATTTATACTTCCCTCTTTTAACACCTAATAATTCATCAGCATCACCTCTATCTTCTCTATTCACATATAATTTTCCAAATTGTAAAAATTCAGTTCCCATCTTTAATAAGCGGATCAAATGAGCAGCGTGTTTACAATCATAACCGTATCTATCAACTAACTCTTTACGCTTGCTGCCCATGTACCCTTTATAAGTAGATTTCTCCATTCTACTTAACTGAGAATGAGCATAGCCACAAAAAGAATTGTAAGCTATTTTAGATGCAAATAAATCTCTATTATCTATAAGCCTTTGTCCTAATGGTGTAGTGTATTCCATATGATCCTTTTCCAAATACAACAACGACATAACATTAGGATTGCATTTCATTAATAAACTAATAAACTTTCTTAACTCATAGCATACAACATCATATTGCCCTTCAAATCTTTCAAAATCTTCTTTTCTGCTAAATCCTAAATAATGTTCTTTAGGATTTATAAACACGCCCATCAAGTCAATATCGTCTATGCTATCTGGATCAGTACCAGGAATATACATACCGTGAGCAACACTCCCTCTAAATCCAAAAATAATTAAACCAGGAGGAGTTACTAATTCTGCTTTATTTTTTAAATTAATCTCCATAATATTCTACCAAATCATATTTATTTAAATCCAACGGTGCTGGTGTTGCATATAAAATTCCCCTGTATCTTTTCACATCCGAACTATTGGCAAATCTTATTCCATCAAGTACATCTTCATCTACTGTAATCGGTAAATTCTTAACTGTCTCTTCAGTATTGATATCACAATACTCTTTTCTATTTACATAATAATGGAAATGAGGATTGACTTCTTTCAAGTGCTTACCAACTACACTCCAATCTAAAGGTTGCCCATCGTACACCAAATGACCCAACCCCGAACACTTAAAATCATGTATTATGATTATGCATTCTCTTAATCCTTTTAATGTCTGAAGCTCTTTAACCACCACCCATCTGTCTTCGGGCTTTGCATTCGGTTGGTAGAAATGGGCATCAAGATAATAAATATTATTTACTAAAAATCTCTTGGTATTTTGCCGTAACCACTCCCAACTATCGTTCTGAACTGGGAGGACATTAAATGTATCCTTTACTCTGTCCTGTACTTTTACCCAATTCTGTCTATCACTTTCAATAGTAATAACTGTATTAAAATTCCCGCTATGCAATTCTGCATTCACCCCTCTAAATGAGCCTGTCTCAATCAAAGTATCAATTTCAAAATCATCTCTTAACTTTTTAATCTGCTCTATTGCTTTATTATCTGTCCAACTCATTATTTCCTCGCAATCATTAAATGAATAAGTTCATCTTTAAACAATACCGCTTCACCTGTGTAATCTTTATAATCCAATACCACTGTTGAAGTTTCCTCTTTACCAAATACTTCCTTCTCTTCAAATCCTCTTTCTAAAACTTTCTTAATAGAAGACTTTACATTTTTTGGCTTATACTCAAAAACCGAATCTTCAGCCTTACTGGAAATACTAATTGATTCTTTTCCAATCAAAGCTTCTTTAATAGATTTAAACGGGATATGCAAATCAAAACAATCAAGATTATAAAACCCTTTTTCATCTATTAATATCAACCCCACTTGATTATCAAATAACGGTACTTTCTTTAAAACTTCATCAAGATTTTTATTTACTGTATCTCTGATATTCACCATGTCATCTGCTCGAAAAGATTGTACTTCATCAACTATAGATCCAACTTGATTAGATGAGCCTTGAGTACCACCACTATGAGCCATCATACAGCCAACAGCATTAGAAGCATATTTTGTGTCATGGCTCCAACTCTCTCCTTGATTAACACGTACACCTCTTAAATTTGAATCATTATAATAACTATCTCTCATAGGAGATATACCACCATAACCAAATTTTGTTCCTTCAAATATACCTTTAGAAGCATGAACACAAACTACAGGTACTTTGACTTTTTCTTTTGCCATAATTAATCTACTCATTGTGAATGATCGTTCCTGTGACCCTCCTTTTACAACATCACCAATCCTAATAAACACTGGCTTGTCTTCTTTATTATACAAACTAATCAAATCAATTTTACCAGTATCTTTCACTTCTAAATTCTTTGCTTGTGGAAATGTTAAATAACTTGGTGCTTCTTTAGCACTGTTAAGTATTGGCACAACACAAGTAATAGAATTTTCTCCATACCGCCACGGATCACCTAAAGACAATCCAAGACTTTCATTTCTAATTGCTTCTATAAATAATCTTAACTTCATATTACTCCTTTCTAAAATGGACCACGAAATTTATTTTCATGGCTGTAACAATCTACATCACGCAAATCAGGCACACGCAAACCCAATCTATTTGTAACTTTTAAAACTATATCTTTTGCATCATAATAAAAATCATTTTCAAGATGTCTTGCAGTAGGGCAAGGAGTATTCTTCCAGCCTATCCTTGAAAAATTAACTGGTTGATTAGTAATATTAAATTTCTCATCAAGGTACTGTGCTAAAAACCCAGCACCTACACTATTATTCAACCAATCATCCTCAACAATAATACATTCGTCTGTATATATAAAACTAACTATGTGCTCCATATCTAAGTTAGTAAGCACTCGCAAATCAATAATATTCACACAAACACTATATATTTCCCACAAAATCTCAGCAGCTTTTTTACACTCAATCACTCCCCAAGAATAACTCAATAAAGTTATATCTGCTTCAGCTTTAGGATTTTGATATAGCTTAGAAAAATAAGGAGCTTCAAGATTGTCATCAACCTCTTGTTCTTGCCAATACAGCCATCTGTGCTCAAAACAAATAACAGGATTATCACTCACTATAGCTTGAGCCAACAGACTTTTCATATCCTGTGGGTTAGATGGAGCAATTACTTTCAGTCCTGGGATATGAGTAAATAAAGAAAACAAACTTTTGCTATGCTGGAATCCTTGTCCCCACCCTCTACCAATTATAATTCTTATTACCATTGGACATTTTAATTGTCCGTTACTCATATAGTCAACAGCAGACATCATATTAATAATCTGATTCATAGCCAATAAAGCAAAGTCAGCCCTAATATGAATTTGCACTGGTCGCATTCCGTTCATTGCAGCACCTATACCAAAGCCTGTCAAAGCGTCTTCACTAAGTGGTGTATCAAAAACTCTATCTTTGCCAAACTTTTCTTGTAAGCCTTCAGTAGAGCCAAATATTTCTTTATGATCGCCACAGCCTATTCCATACACCATAACAGAATCATCTCTTTTCATCTCTTGGTGTAAAGCTTCATTAATGGCTTGGCAGTATGTTATCTTTTTCATTTATTTTCTAATTTCCTTACCACAGTGAACACAAATATCTTTAACATAAACTTTCTTTACAAACAATTTTCGTATATCCTTTGTAGAATGCCCACCCTCACTTTTTAAACTCATAGGAGGACGATTAATTTCCATCTCATCATATCTTGGTTCAAACTTATGATTACTAACTCCATCTCTACAAGTTCTAAACATTTAAGCTATCATCCCAATTATTTTATCTTTCTCTAAACTCTCTGGAGATAAATCAATCTCACATTTCTCTTTATCTTTTACCAACTTTGCTCCAGCCTTAACCAAAATATCATTCAAGCTAATAGAATTTTTATAGTAATCAAAAAGATATTTTCTACTATGTTTTATATACTCAGCACCTGAAGAAGTAATTGATTGGCCAATATTGCATTCAGAAAAATAAAACCTGCATTCTTTAGTAGTAGTAACAGCAAGCCCAAGTATCATTTGCTGCTTATCAGCTATCGTATTACTAATAGCTTTGACATTGTTTGGATCAACCATATAATTATTTTTCATTCTGCTTACTTGCTCCTCTGCTACCAATACTTTAAAAGGAACTGGAACATCTGGATCATAATTATAATAATTCACCATCAAAATCATATGGTTCATACTTTGTCTTTTAACATAAAATAATTCTGATGCTCCTCCTTTTGATTTTGGTGCATCAGTTACATCGCCTGAGAATAAAATATCTCTTCCTGGAGTTCTATAGCTTAAATCCCAACCTATCTTTCCACCACAATGTATTACTGATAAATCCAAATCAATTCTATGCCCATTAGTATTTTCCCAATGAACCCCAAACACCATATCCTTTGGCACTGTAACATAACTACCTGATGGGAAATCCCCTGTAAACTGTTTCTCTGTTGCAGGAAGAGCGTATGTTAAATTCTCTGGTATAAAAACTTTCTTCCCTTTAACATTCTTCCTGACATCTTTTATTATTGAATCAACAACTATTTTTAATACTTTCTTGGCTTCTTTTCTTTGCTTAGAATTATATTCTGTAGTTTCAGTAGAAAATGCTTTCCCATTTCTAATCTTATACAAAATTGATAACATTTTATTCCTTCCTAAATAAATTATATTTTTTATCAAACCATTTAATGTAATGCTCAATCTTATTTATTTCTACTAAATACTCATATGCTTTCGAATGTAACTGCAAATGCTTAGAACTTGACAACATTAAAATCTTCTCATCATCACCATCCAAATAAATATGATGTTTATGCAATGCTGTTAATCTCTTCTTTCTGTATTCCAAATTTTGCCAATTTCTTTTCGCTGCATTACTATTATTCCTTTTAGTACTTTCAGAACGCTTTCCAATACCACGTTTATTCCCTTTCATTAAATTTTTACAATTTTCTTTAAACCCTTCTGTACGTATAGATCCTTTAGCACTTTGATTCCCCATTGATGCAATTTTTAGTTTCTCTTTGTGTTCTTCAGTTTTTGGTTTTCTTAATTTATTCTTAATTTCTAATGTATTCATTGCTATTCTTGTTCCAACAGCAATATTTATTCGCTGTTCTTTTGTTCTTTTCTTTCCTTCCCAATATCCTTTTCTAAAATTATGATCTTTAATATATTTAGGAACACCATCATACTTATGAGACTTTCTAACTACTATTTGTTCATTGCACCCACACTCACATCTATGTCTATAAAATTCCATTTTATTTTTAATTCCCCATTCTATATTTCAAAGCATAAGCAAGTCTTATTTTTCTAAATGTATTTGCTTTGCTCAATTCTTTATTGAGTTTATCTTTACTAATAAGTTCCCCTTGCTTAATCATTGATGTTATGTTATTAAGAAAATCCTCTGGCATTGGCTTATGGTGTTTCTTTGCCAACTTTCTAATCCTATTTATAGAAGACCTTAATTTTGAATTAGTCTTGAATGCTAAAAAGATGGGTTTAAATCTATAAAAAATTTCAGCCAATTTTTCAAATCCGTGTTTCTTCCCATACATCGAAAACATTCTGGTTACACCTGTATTTGCTTCTTCCTTTATTGCTTCAATTGTAGCTCTGTCTTTTATCAATAATGTCTTTCCTGTAGACTTAAAAATAACATATCTCAAAAACTCAACAGCATTAATCGGAACTAACTTTAAAGAATCATACAAAGCAATCTTAACTTCTTTATTTTTAATAGTGCCTATCTCTTCTTCATTCAATTCAACATGATCTTTAATAACAGAAAGAACATCATTTTTTGTTTGTTCTTTTAAAGCAATTCCTAACTTCAGAAAGGTTAATATCTTTTGCTTTATTTCTTTCTCTGTCAATCCCTTTATAACAGTAAGTCTGATCCCTTCTTTCAATTCTGGTATCTCTAACTTTTCATTTGGGATATAAACAGATTCTTCACTATAAATACCAAGACTCTCAAAACCATAAGTAGTCATATAATGGATAAGCTGTTCCATCACTAACTGTTCAATGTCTGCTTCTTTAACTTTCTTCCAAGACTTGTGAAAAGAACTATTCATTTGTTCAGCAGACAAACCTATTTCCTTATCTGCTATTTTAATTATTTTTTCTAATTCTTTATCAGAATAATTAGCAATAACTTCTGGAGCAAAAATAAATCCTTTTTTAATAGTCTTTTCTAAACACCCTGCATTTATTAACTTTTTTGAATAAACTTTTCTTCTTGAACCAATTGGTACTGCTTTGAATAATCTAATTAAGGATTTCATTGTTCCTCCTTTTAAAAGTGGACGAGAAGTATTTTAGAGTCGGGCTGTTAACCCGATTGTTTAATAGGAACTCCCTGTGTCCGATTAATAACGAAGACGAAAGGTATTTTTTTCTCCAAATGAAAGTTTAATAGGAACCTTTTATGTCTTCAATAATTTAAGAGCGGAAGGTAATATCGGCATGATTGATTAATAGGAACCTTCTATGCTCAATTTATTTCCTTATTTATATTATACTCATCTCCTTTGCCATCTTGAGGCTTTTTTGAACTTTTTTATCAATTAAATCTTCAGTCGCTTTTGTTAAAACAGCTTTTTCAGATTTAAAAAGTTTCTTTCTCATCATCAACACAGGATCAATAAAATCCATATCTGCTGGTTTTATTCTATATCCAGCTTCATAATCCTCATCAATACCAACATGTTCAAGCATACGATGATAATTAAAAGAATAAATTATAAAATTCTTTTCAGTATCCAATGAATGTTTTTTTACTTTGTTATACATAGACAAATAAGCACAAGGATATTCTTTCTCAATAGAATCAGAGTCACACCCATATACATTATCTATAATGTTTAAAATGTTTTTCCCTTTTCTTGTATACATATTTGTATGAACCGCCAACCCATTATCTTCTATTACAAACATAATTGGTAATTTATAAAGAGAAGCTATATTCAAACTCTCCCAAAAAGCACCCTCTTCAGTAGCACCATCACCAAAGAATACAACCACTATTTTGCCATTCTTCTTTTGTTTATTAGCCCAAGCATATCCACAAGCTACTGATATTTGACTTGCTACTATTGCAGATGACATTATGAATCCCTTTTCAGGGTAACACAAATGCATTGACCCACCCCTACCACCTAACACTGATTCCTTACAACCATACATTTCTAAAAAGAACTGATCTGTATCTTCAGTTCTTGCAAGAAATGGAGCATGTGAACGGTATGAAGAAAAAACTTGTGCTCTATCGCCAAGTGCTAAGCATACAGCAGATGATATATGCTCAGAACCCATGCTCATGTGCATAGGAGTCTTCATACCGTCGTTATTGTATTCGCTCATTATTGCTTCTTCACATGCTCTAATAAGATACATTTTTTTGTAAAGTTCTAATTCAATATTCATTAGTAAGTTTTATGTATCAGGCTATAACAACCAGCACAAACACCTTCACAAACAGAAAATTTTTGATTACACTTAGTACAAGCTTGTCTTGCTTTCCCTTGTGGTGGCTTCTTGTATGTTTTAAAATCATTAAAAGTTCTTCTTGCATTTTTTACTTCATCGTCATTCTCTGAATCCCAAATAAGTTTTGTATCTCCCGAGCCATTCATTATTGCCATTTCACACTTCATCTATTCACCTCCTCTATTTAAACTCTTCAAGCTCTTCACAATTAAAAATATCGTGAATAGCTATACACCAATAAAAAAATATAAAAACCCCTAAAGCACCCCACAACCACCCAGGAGCATTGAACTTATCTAAAAATAAAGACAGTGTCATTGTCCCAATAACTGGTACTGGTATTCTTTTATTTTTTTGGTTGATTACTTTTTTCTTTGCCATAGCTTCTTTCTATTTAAAAATCCAAATTAACTCACACCAAATAAGAAAAATAATTACAACTTTCAACCAATAAAACAAATGACATCTTATTTCTACTCTACGTTTTATATTATAAGAACCTTCCCAAATACTCTTCATTTCATTTATCTACACTTGTAACTTTCCAAGGATTAATTTTTAATTCTGTCCTCCAATAATCTAAAATTGATTTTACAGTAGTTCCCATATGAATTTCTGGCTCCCACCCTGTCAACCTTCTAAATTTACTTGAATCTGGAATTTGGCTTACTACATCTGAAGGTCGTATCAATTCTTTATCAATTACAATTTTTATATTCTCTCGGTAAGGATAAATAGACATAGCAACCAAACTGTCTAACAAGCTTTTAATAGTAAATTCTGTACTCCCACCAATATTAAATACATCACCATAATTTTTTACCTTTGTTACCAATGCCCAATACGCTCTTACAGCATCTCTCACATCTATAAATGTTCTTCTTGAATCAAGATTTCCTACCCTTACTTCTGGCTCTTGTAATCCAAGTTCTATAGCAGCAATCTGTTTAGCAAAAGCTGACAAGACGAAAACATCACCTCTCCTTGCTCCAGTATGACTAAATAATCGTGTCCGTAAAGTTTTCAATCCATAAGATAAATGATATTGGTATCCTAACATATCTTCAGCTACTTTACTTACAGCATAAGGAGAAGCAGGTCTTAATGGTGTTAACTCAGTAGTAGGTTGCTCTGCAAAAGGCACTTCACCATATACTTCTGACGATGAAGCAATTTGAATGATTGGGTCAAAATAAACTCTTTTTTCACTCCATTTATTCTCAATAATATCTTTAACGCTTCTAATTGCCTCTAATAAATTCACTGTACCGATAACATTCCTATTAATAGTATCTAACGGAGAAGTAAAAGAAGTTTGAACATATGATTGAGCAGCAAGATGAAAAACAATATCAGGCTTAGATTTTTCTAATACTCTTTCCAATGAAGAGAAATCTAACAAATCACCTTCCAACAGGCGAACTTCCTTAATACAATTTTTTAAATTATCTCTTGGACTACGCCACCTACACAAGCCATATACTTTATGTTTTTCTTCCAAAGATAAAATATATTCAGCTAAATGTGAACCCACAAAACCAGTTATCCCCGTCAGAAGCACCCTCATAAAGACCTCCTTAAATATTTTTGATAAATAAGTGCTGAATAAAACCCTAACCAATACGCTCTTTTAAAACCTGACTTAGCATGGCAAGAATTACATAATAAAATTAAATTATCTTCATTATGATTCTTTTTGTCATAATCAATATGGTGAACAGGAAAATCCATATCTGAATTAAACATTGTCCTGTCACAACCTTGGTATTGGCATTCATAATTATCTCTTTTCCTAATCTTTTCTTTCAATTCTTTAGTAAATCCTCTACCATACAATTCAAAAGATTTACCACCCTGCCAAGCTGGATTTTTATCTCCTCTAATTTTAGAATGCTCAATACCTTTATTCCAAGGAATGTAATTCTCCTTAGCCAAACTCATCTTATTCTTTGTTTCTTCTGAATGATTTTTACCAAGAAATCCTCTGGCATTATTTTTACTTATTTTGGTTTTATGCTCTTGTGATAAAATTCTACCTTTATTCTTCTTTCCTGCCTTTCCTTTTAAAACTGCTTTGTTAACTCCAGTAGAAATTTTCTTTTTAACAATATCAGAAGATAATACTTTCGGCATAATATTCTTCAAATGATTTTTAAATTCTTCAGACCGCTTTTTACCTCTATTCCAGTGTCCTTGAATCCAATCGCCATAAGTAGCTTCTTTTTCACAACCACAGTTACACTTACTCATTTATATTTACCTTTCTTTGGCAACAATTCTGTTTCAATCTCATCCCACACTTCTTCAACTACACTGTGTAATGCCTTAACATTGTCTTCACCATTCTCTATATCAAAGCATTTATCAAAAGTCCTTTTTAAAGAACCATAATCAACATCAGGAAATTTTAACCTACTAAGACATTTTTCCTCTTTTAAATAATCCCAAGATGCTTTTATATCGTCCATCCCATATCTATAAAGAATATCTATCTTTGCCTCTCTAAAAGGTAATCCAATTTTATTTTTTTCACATTTAGCTAAGATATGCACACCATACTCCCTATCAATATTATGAATTTTCTTCTTTAATCTTTTTAATCTTGACAACCAAAGAATTTGACTTGCATAAAAATCTAATGCCTTTCCACCTGATCTTGTTTTCTTTTTTCCAAATGTAACCCCAATCTTCATCCTTGTTTGGGATATAACCATAAAATGAGCATTGCTTGTTTTTACTTTAGAAGTCAATTTCCTAAATAATGACGACATGCTTGCTGCCTTTCTTGCACCACTGTAACCAGCTTCACCCACAAACTCATCTCTGCTCTCTGTAGAATCTTCCAATGCATCTAAAGAATCCAAAATGTAAAGTTTTGGCTTTTTGAAATTTCTCTTTATCACATAATTCAAAGCTGTAAACAAACCATCAATAGTAAAAACATCTAAGTCTAATTTTTCTTTCTTAGCCCATTCATCATCTATAAAGATAACTCTATTTGTTGGCAAACCTAAAGACTCAGCATATTCTACATCAAACGCTGATTCAACTTCGTGGTAATAAATTTCACCATCTGGATATTGTGTTGCAAAATTAGCACACGCTTCTATTGCCAATAAAGTCTTACCTGAAGATTCATCCCCAATGATATTACTTATTCTACCAAGTACCCAACCACCGCCAAGAACCTTATTAAGAACAACACACCCAGAAGATATAAAATTGAATACCTTCTGAATGCTTTTTTTTAATTTTATTCCTTTTGCCAATTACCTTTTACTCCTTACTTTTCTTTTTAATCTATCCCTAACAGATTCTTTTTTTCCATTCTCTTCTTTTTTTGGCTCATCCTCAACATCTTTACTTGTTCTTCGTCTTGAACTTGAGCTTCTTCTTACAGGAGGATCATGATCTTGCACATCATCTTCTTCTGGCTTCTCTTCTTCTGGTTTCTCTTCTTCTTGTTCTTCTTCAGTGCTGCCCCCACCAAAAAAATCAGCCTTAATTTCATCGTAAGGTTTTTCCTCAGCAATCACATCAGCAAAGGATACTAATTCCTCTTCCCAATCATCAAAACCTATATCAGAAGAATCACGATCAATTTTAGCTTTATATTTCGTATGCATCCCCTTACCTTCTTTACTTATAATAATATCGTAACCATTTTCACTATCAGCTATATCAATGGTAGTCTGTTTTCTTTTATCTTCCATCTGATCAAAAATATCTACTGCGACCTGCCATCTTGAAGCTGGGTAAACTTGAACTCCCTTTTTCTCATCCTCTCTATCAATTATAAAAAACAATGTCCGTGCTTGAGGTTTAAATTGTCTACATACATTATCAGACTCACCATTGTTTTGAAGTTCTGTAAATTCCTCACAAACTGGGCATGACTGTTTTGAATTCTTGGGAGACATATTTTTAGGACATAAAAAATATTTTTTACTTTGCGGATTATAATGGAACCAAACATGAAACCAAATATCAAAATCTGGATCGCATGATGGTAATATCCTTATGTAATTATCCCCATCTTTTGGCGACCATTTTTCTAACCCATCTGGCAAATCTAAATAAAAATTACCTCCTTCCCTTGTATTCTCTGCTCTTACACTTTCTGGTTTTACACCATAAAATTTACGTCTTTTACTCATTTTTCTTTTCCTCCTTTTCATAATCTATTCTGCTATTAAAATAAGCACGAGTAGCTAATCTCGCACCGATATAAATAACAATTAATGATAAAATTAAATACGGTATATATTTTAAGTATTCCATTTTACTGACCTCTTCTTCTCTTTAATTTTTTATTATCATAAGATTCTTTTACTGACTTATCAGTTTTAGTCTCAGCTCTACAAAAATAAGTACTGTTGTGTAATTCAATCAAACCTCTAATCATTTCCTTCCTTTGCATAAATGTTTCCCTGATTATTTTACCTTTTTCCGCTTTCTTTTTAGCTTCATAATAATCATCCTGCGCTGTTTGAAAAGACTTATCTAAAATGATTTGATTCTCTATAGCTTTCTCAGTTGGTTTTTTCTCTCCTTGTTCTAAAGCATTTATTACATTTTGCTTGTATAAATCTGCCCTCAGTTCTTCCATTTCAATTTTACATATTTCCATTTCATGTATCAAATCAGGAACCTGAGAAGCGTATTCATCATACAACACAGGCTGATTTATACACTCCTCATCCAAATTATCTTTATCTATCTTCAAATATTTTTTATAATCCATCTTCTCCTTTATGAAATTTGAGGGAATTTCTCAGTAGTTCTATTCCAACCTATTTTGTGTAACTTATAATTATTCTTATAAGCATTCCATGCTTTAATAGTCCAAGCAATAGTATCTCTTTGTGTAACCCTTATACCACTCTTAGTCCTGATAGCTATACATTTTTCTCTTAAAGAATATATAGGATTACCTACACTCAAATTAGTACCAGCTCCTAACAAACTAAAAAATCTATCTGCCTTCTCACTATCCGACAAACTAAAAATAAGATGTAAAAAAGTTCCTATACTTGCGGGGAGTGTCTCTTTACATTTCACAGCAAAAGATAAATTCTCCTGTATACCAGGATACAAAGAAATTGAATTACTAATTTTTAAAGATGAAGGTCTTTCAAAAGCATTATCAGTCATATTTTCATTTTTATCATACATATATAACAATCTTAATGCTGATGCAATCGCTGAAGCATTTTTCACATTTTCTATTTTTAAATTATCTGCTGCGGATCTCTTCTTTTGATCGACTCCTGCCGTTTTAAAACACTGCCGTGGTAATCCCATAACCACCACAGTTCTAATTGTTTTACCACTTTGTATTATTCCTCTCAACCTATGCTGGCCATCAAATACACGACCATCTATATTAAACTTTATAGTTTCACCGTTAGTCATCCATTCACTATCCTTCATAGCATTCGCAAGTTTTAAAACATGAGAATCTGTAAGAGTTCTGTTGCCCACCATGGTGGACAACATTTCCACTGCCATCTTTGGATTAATATCCATAGTTACAGATTCCATAGTTCTCCTTTTATATCTTTTTGTATACCCTATTTCCTTTACCTTTACAGCCGTAATACTCCTTTTACTTTTCTTTAATAATCCTCTCATACCATTTCCTCCTTTAAATAAATTAAAAAATATCCTCGTTGATCCTATTATACTCATTTCCAAAACTGACTAACCTAAATAAGCCATGCTTAACCGAAGTAAAAAATCATTTCTCTGGCAAGCATAATCTAAAGGTCCAACAAAGGTATCCATTAATTTCGTAAATCTCTCAATATCATTATCAGTATTTTTAACATTCAATAAACAGCTCCCCAGATACCCCATAACAATAGCTTTTAAAGCTTCATAATCCTGTGTCTTTGGTAAACCTTTAAAAATTTCAACTATGTTTTTCCACTTACCTCTTTTAACTATTAATCTACACAGCTCTATAGCTTCAGATTCATATAAATCTTTATACACAAGATCAATAGCTTCATCTACATCAGTAACTCCATTCAGCATCCCTAACCTGGTCAATGCTTCTCTTGGGATTCCATTGGACGTTTCAACTATTAAATTAAATATCTCATCTGAAATATCTAATTCAGCTTCCTTAATAACCCTCTCAATAACTTTTTTAATATCAGCAAGTCGTAATGGCTTCACTTCATATTCATAACAACGACTTCTTATAGTCTTCAATATCTTTTGTGGATCAGTAGAACAAAAAATAAAATGTGATCCCGCAGTAGGAGTTTCAACCGTTGTTAATAAAGCATTTTGAGATTCCTTAGTTAACATATGACATTCATCAAATATAAATACTTTTGGGGAACCATCAAAATTTCTATATTTTGAATCTTCAATAATTTGTCGGACAGTATCTATACCCCTATTATTAGCTGCATTTATATCAGCAACAGCACTACTACCAAGCATCTTTGCTACTATCTTCCCCAAAGTAGTTTTCCCTGTCCCAGCTTCCCCATAAAATAAAAACGCAGATGTTATAGAATCCTTGTTCTCAAATTGTTTTTTCAAACTGTCAACTATACCTCTGTTACCAACAAAATCATCTAAATTATCAGGTCTATAAGCTGTGTGATAAGACATATTTTTAACCCCCTAAAATTTCATTAATATCAACCATATCAAACCAATTTTCCCCTACAGAACAATCAACTTCTAAAGGTACATTTATAAAAGGTAAATCTAAATTAGTCATAATATCTTTTATCTCATTATACGAACTTTCCACTTTGTCATCTGGGATATAAAAAGAATTATCATCATGAATCGTCCAGCACATTCTATATCCTTTTTTTATGGACTTAATTAAAGCTTTTAAAGTAAAATCTGCCGCCAATGATTGAATCGGAGTATTTATAATTTGGTTGTAACTCAAAGGAGCATATCTCTTTCGCCCAAATAATGATTCTACATAACCATTTTTATCATAAAATTTTTTAACTTTCTCTTGCCATCTCTTCATTCCAGGAAACTCTTTAAACAATTCATCCTGTAATTGTTTAGATATATCTTCTTTAATATCTAAAGACTCAGCAATTGATTTATAAGAAGCTCCATAAAACGAAGGGAACACAAATGAATTTTTACCTTCATGTCTTGTAGTTTCCCTAACAGTTAATTCTTTTATCCTGTCCGCCCAGAACTGATGCATATCATATTTTTCTTTGATATACTTAATCAACGTACTATCTTTTGATTCCATAGCCATACCCCTAACTTCCGCACCGCTATAATCAAAAGACATAATTAAATGACCATCAGGAGCATTAAACATTTCACGAACAAATCTATTTTTTCTTTTTGGAATATTTTGCATATTCGGATTTGTACCTGACAATCTACCTGTACCAGTAAGATGAAGATTAAAACTTGGGTGCAATAATCCATCATCATAAAGAACATCTTCAAGCCCATCTACATAAGTAGACAACAACTTCGCTAACCCACGATACTCCAATAAAAATTCACAGAAAGGTTCTTCTTTATAATGTTCTAATACTTCTTTATCTACACTGTTCTTACCTTTAGCAGTTTTCTTGGTCGATTTTAATTTTAACACATTAAATAAAATATTAGATATTTGATCTGGTGAATTTAAATCCTTAATAATATTTGTTAAAATAATTCCATTTCTTTTCAGAATATCTTTTAAATTTTTTATTGCTATTGTTTGTTTACTAATTAATTTACCCCTAATATCTTTCACTACAGGTTTATCAACTAAAACACCTTCTATTTCAGAATCAAGTATAGCATCTGTCCCAGGAAGTAATAAATCATAATAAATTTTAGATTGTTTATCATCTGTGTCCATGTGAATCCATTTGCATTCTTCTAATGCAAAAGTTAATCGGGCATCTCTTCCCTGATAATCATGTAATAATGTTGTAGGACACTTTCTCATATCTTTTTTATATTTATTAGCTTCTTTAATTTTACCGACACCAAAATTAACAAACGATTGAAACTCAAGTCCATTTGTACCTTTTCTTGAATCCTCTAAATAAGAAACCAACATCATGTCTCTAATATCACCTGTTATATCAACTCCTAATCTGTTGACCGCCCAATCTTTTTCAAACTTATAATTAAAAAATACTTTAGGACAATCAGAATTAAACAATTCATCAAACTCAAATACTAATTCTTTCCACTGCTCATCACTCCAATTACCTTCCATAAGAAACGTATAAGATTCATTCCTCCCAATAGCTATCCCGCAACTAACAATAACTGAATCTTCATTATATGGACGCAATGGGTATGTTTCCCAATCTAAAGCAAATTTTAAACTATCCTTTCTTATACTTCTTAATACATCAATAACATCATCAAACTCTTCTAATACAGTATTACCTTTAGTGAAATCATTTAACTTTAAATCTTTATTCTTTAAAATTTTTAGTTTCGATAAATCATTTTCAAAGATAGTTTTATATTCATAATCTTTTAATACTTTGGTTGGATGATAGGTAGGAACGATATAACAATTGTAATCTGCGGACAATAATTGGTAGCCACTATATTTAGAAACAGCACTCTCATTTAAAATAGCCTTACAAGCCACCCCTCCTAACAAAACCATTATCTTTGGTTGGACTTGTTTAATATCTTCCTGAAGGAATTTAGAACAACATTTTATTTCTTTAGCGGAGGGAATTCTATTTTTTTCTGGTCTACATCTTACACTATTAGTTATAAAACAATCTTCAGCTTTAATTTTAAATTTCTTCAAAGTGTTTCTTAACAGTTCACCAGATTTCCCAAGGAAAGGTTTGCCTTGTCTATCTTCCTCCCGCATAGGAGCTTCGCCAATAATCATAATGTCAGCTTGTAAATTGCCTGATCCTTCCATCACAGGAGTCTTACAATTCTTATCTAACTTACAAACTGAACAATCATAAACTGATCCAGCACTTTTTGATTTTTTAGTTCTAACAGGGAAAAAAGACATTTAACCTACAAGACTAACAAGAATATCAATTTTAGAATCTTCCGCAATAAAATATAAAACTTTAGATTTACCAGAATCAACAACACCAAATTTATCGCTAATTTTACTACAAGAAAATAATGATGGGATAAACACTTCTACTTCATCCTTTATTTTACAACCTTTAATTTCTACCTTCTCATTCAAATGACTGAATGATTTATTATCTAAATCAAACTCAACACAATCCTTATCAAATTTTATTGAACAATTCTTATCTATCAATCCTTGGCTAACTAAATTTATTCTTTCAAAACAATCCAAAAACTCATCAGATATATCTACAACATTAGTTTTTAAATGTTTCTTAAACGAAGTAAACATACCTTTACAATCAGGAAACTTAACGTCTGGGATAGAATGGATCACCTCTACCTTATTTCCTTTTGTCCCATAAGCAGTAATAAAATTATCAAATATTTCTATAGTCTCTAATTCAGAAATCAATCGTATTAACTCAATACAAAAAGACTTAGGAATAAAAATATTAGATTTCAAATCCAATTTAATCTTGGCTCTTGAAATAACTCTCCCATTTGTGGCATAGATATAATCAGAAGTAGCTAATAAACCTATGTACTGAGGGAACAACTGATCATCCCCAGTGAAAGGTAATAAATCTCTAATAGCATCAATAAATTTTTCTGTTATAGTTAAAGTTATATCTGGTTTATCATCTTCACTAATAACAGGACAATTAAAATCTTTAGCAGGTAATCCTTGTAACTTATTAACTGATTTCCCAGAGGTAAGAGTTACCAAATTATCTTTGTTAGTTTTAAACTTTATATCCTTTTTTAATGTTGAAACAAATCGGTACAAAAAATCTCCTGGTACAGCCAAATCAAAATCTACTTCTGTATCTGCTCCGACATAAAGTTCCCCATTGTAAGCTTCAACTCTTTTATCATTAAAACAAAAATGAGTTAATATAGGAGAGTAAGGTTTAATAGATAAGGCAGGTCTTACTAAATTTAACGATGTTAATAAATCAGCTGATTTCATTTAGTTCCTTTCGAATAAAGTTTTATTAATTTTCTTATGCCATTTTTATTAATCCGCCCAGAATCAACAAAAGAAGTTAATATCTTAGCATCCATTTTATGTAACATTTTGGCTCTTGTTAATCTATGAACAAATGCAAAATATATCTTCACTCCATATTTACCAGCTTGTGCAATTGGACACTTACAACTGGGTATAGGATATTATACTCATCCATTAAACCTATTAACTGTCGACACGAAAATTTATTTATAACTGGGGAAAAGGCAACATTGGTATGATCTGGCAAAAGCCAATGAATTGCGGCTATCGCCTTCACAAAATCTTTATGGTCTTGAATAACAAATTTTACCCAATCATTTTTATGTAAAACAGTTCTAAATATTTCTTCATCTTTCATTTCCTTTATTTGTCCAGAACTTGGTAATTTATAATCCCAAATATAATATACAAAATCACTCCGAAATAACTCATCGGGTAAAACACTTCCATTAGTTTCAATACTGGTATATATTTTTTTCTCTGTAAGTAATTTTAATAAAGGAATAAGTTCTTTATTTTGTAATAAAGGTTCACCTCCAGTTATAGTAACCTTAGAAACTTTACTATTTAAAACCATCCCTCCCAATTCAATAACAGATTTAATAGTACTACCTTTTGCTGTCCAGCTATAAGAAGTATCACAATAGCTACATCT